CGTCTACCCACTCGATATAGGGGAGCTTCTCCTTCGGATCGACGGCGCTCATTTCGTGGGCTCCAGACTAGCCATCGTCGCGCGCGTGGTGTCGCGTACAGCGCGGCTCGCTTCGCGCGCAATGAACTTGGCTTGTGCTGCGGAGGTGCCGGGCGGAACAGTGACGCTCACTTGCGGCGCGAGTTCCACGTAGTTCGTAGTCGTCACGGGAGCTTTCACGGGGCCCGTCGCTACTGCGGCCGTGGGCGCGACGTTACCAAAAGCGCTCTCGCCTCCGAAGGCTTGGCGGAAGTTTCGGAGTTGTCCCTGTTCCTCATGACGCAGACGATCGGCATTGAGCGTCTGTTGAGTCTGCGCGGCCGTCAGCTTCCCGATCTGCCCAGAGGTGTCCACGGTTAGCTTCGACTTCAGTTCCGCGGGTAGCGACAAGCCACCTACGAAAGCGTTCCAGGAGTTCTGCATTTCCAGAACCTTCGTCTGGAAGTCGATAGCGATCCCGTTAATGATAATGCCAACACTGATCCGCAAACGCTCGAAGCCGTTCCCCGCGTCCAGGCAGAACATAAGGAACACGCCCAGCACTGAATCTAGATTGATGAACGCTCCTTCTTTGAAGTCCGCCCAGAAGTTGGACACCGTTGCTTCGAGGTCGAAGAACCACGCGCGCACCTGTTCCGCGGTGCCCGCTCCGAACCAGGCGTCAAGAAGGTCCGCCATTGCGGAGCCTTCACCTTCTAGAAACGAAATGAAGTCGTCGACGATCAGGAACAGTGCAAGCCAGCCCAGAACCAGCGGGGCGAGCGAAGCCGTTGCCGCGATGATCGCCGGAGCGAACTTTGCCACTAGTGCCAGCATGCCGACCATAGCGACGCGACCGATCCGCTCGAAGAGTTGGATCCTCCCCGACCACTCACGGAACAGACCGATCCCCTTCGCGGCCCAGACGGCCAGCTTGGAGAGCGCGGGAACCAGGAACGAAACGAGTTGGATCTGAAGTCCCTTCGTCGCGTACCCGAAGCGATCCAAGTTGTCGCGCATTTCCGCGGTATCTTCGATCAGCGTGGTGGACATCGTCCCGTGGAGTTCCTCGAACTCCTGACGAAGCTTCGCTACCCCTTCTTCCCCTTCGTTCAGGAGCGGGATCAACTCCACGCCTCCCTTGCCGAACAGTTTCACAGCGGCGCGCGCTTGCTCCGCACCTTTCGGGATCTTGCTGAACTCGCTGACGATCGACGGGAACAGTTGCTCCAGCGGCTTGACTTGCCCCTCTGCGTTCTTGACGTCGATCCCCAGATCGCTGAACACCTTCGCGGTTTCGGCTCCGCCTTGCGCTGCGTCCGCTGCGGCTAGCGACAACTTACGGAGGCCCGTCGTCAACGACTCCGCGCTAGAGCCGGACATTTGCGCGGCGTAACCATACTGCTCCAGAAAGCCTGTGCTGACGTCGAGTTGATTCGCGACGTCGTTCAGCGCGTCGATCTGCTGGGTTACGTTGTCGATCATCGAACGCACAGCGCCTACGAGCTCCGCGCCCACGAACGCGGTAGCCGCTGCGGTTACCATCCCACCCAGGCCTTTCAGCTTCGCCGTCAAGCCCTGTACCCCGACGTCCGCGCGCTTCAGCTGCGAGGCGTCTACGGTGAAACCGAAATGGGTTAGTACTTCCTGAAGGGCCATGTCAGATCCTGGGCGGGTTCTTCGCTCGGTTGATCGCTTCTTGTTCCGCTTCTACTTCGTCGATCGCGTCTAGTATTTCGTTGGCCTCCAGAAGGTTATAGAAGGACCACTGTTTCATTACGCCTTCAAAGGTGGCGTTAAACCTTCCACTAAGAACTACGTTCCAGGCGAGCCAGTTGGGGCGGGCGCTGACGGGGACGATGAATCGTGCTCCGTCTTTTTGGAAACGGCGTTCTTGACGGCGGCTAAAAAATCCTTACCCAGATTCAATTCGAAATTGAAGATCAGCCACTTGATCAAGTGATCGTAGTTACCGGCGAAATGCGTGTTGAACACTTGCTCCAGAGGAACTGACTTCCCGTTGGTGTGAACGAGCGTGTTCTTTCGGAACGTCGTATAGAACTCGTTCATAGCTGGCCGGAGTTCCTTGGAGCGGAGAGCCCCTAGGATCACTTCGATCATACTGTCCGGGTTCTGTGCGGAGGCGCACAGATTGACGAGCGTGCAAAAGACAGGGATACCGTCTTCCGCTAGGAGTTGCGTGCACTCATAGCGGAAGGCCCCGAGGGTTATGCTTTCGGTCTTCATGGGGGTTGCTTTCTGCCGCTTCGGTTACGGCTAGTCAGTTCCGCCCTGGAAGTCGACACAATCTGTGCAATCGAAATTCCAGTCGCGGTTCTTGGCCGTCTTGTCGCCGGAGCGATCCGGCGGCTTGACGATCCAGGCTTTGGCGGAGGTAAACAGATCGGTTCCGTTGTTGTCCTTCACGACTACGGGAACGATACCGCTCCCGCCGTCGGTCAAGAGATCAGCGTTTAGCAACGCGGACAGGAAGTCGTTAGACTTCGAGGTCTGCATTAGCTTGATCACCAGGCGAGCGTTCTTGTTCTCGTTCTTGGAGCGGCTGGTGTGTCCGTCGGTTCCGACTACCTTCACGAAGGAGTCTTCATCATAGACGACGGTGAAAAACTCACCGTCCGCCCAGCCACTGATCGGCACACCTCCGACTAGGAGCGTCTGCCGCTTGGGGTCATAAAGTCGAGTCGTCATTGTGGGATCTCCCTAGGTCGCGCGGCTTACGCGCTTGCCGTTCCGGTAACACGAACTAGATGAATTGCGCCCGCCAGATCGAAACCGAAACGGACGTTATTGAGTTCGCGAGCTTGCTTGTCCGCGGTCGGGACGTTCGCGATCTTCGGGGCCGTGACGCTCGGAGCGGTGTCCTTCGAGATACCGCCCACGTCTTGGCCTTCCTTGATCTGTGCGCGGATCTCACCTTCCACGGAGTTGATCCCGTCTTGCGTATACGCGACCTTCGGGTTTGCAAGCTGAAGCGAAACGATTCGCTCCTGTCCGCGGATCTTGAACCAGTCCAGGAACCGAACGACGTCGAGCCACTCTCCGCCAGCGACCTTGCCGTCTAGCGTGTGATTCGCGCCAGCCGTTCGAATGTAAGTCGTGTAGTTCTTGGCGCGGAGGTTCGTCTTCTGCGTCGGGGTGAGAGCGTCGAACGGCGAACCGACGATCGTTTTGAACGCCCAGGTGTCCGAACCCGGATCGCTTTGGAGGCGCTCTCCCAACTGGCCTACAGCGCGGTAGTCGCCGGTATCCTGAAGGACGAAGGTGCAAGACGTCCGGCCTTGCGTCGCGGCCTGCAAGTCCTCCCCAATGTCGTCATTGGAGCCGGAGCCGTAAGCGCGATCCTCCGACGTCTGACACAGGAAAATCTTGTTCAAGGTTTCGATGTAGTCGGCGATCGCGACTTGCGGCGCCTTGCCGTGGAGTTCGTACGCGAGCGCGTACCAATCATCGTCTTCGTCACGGATCGCGGCGATCTGCGTCGCGAGCGAAGCGTTTGCCGTCGTCTCGATCAGACTGAGGTTCGAGCTCCAGTCTTTGACGTAGCAGACCTTCCCGGCCGCCATCGTCAGGCGCAGCACACCCGAGGCGTTCGCCGCGGTAATGTCCGTGATATTGCCTGTGATGTCCGCGGCAAGGCCGGTGCAAATCTCCGCGGCCGTCGCGTCCACGTCGGAGGTGTAGGACGCGATCACTTCTTCTTCCGTGTCTTCGCGGTAGACGGTTACGGTATACGTCGTCTCGTTCGCGACGGCCGGAGTGAACTCCTGGATCTGCGTCAGCGGCGAAGTCAGTCGACCCACCTTCACCTGAGAAGGCTTCGGGTCTTGCGCGCAGAAAGCCGCCATCATTTTATAGACCGGCGAGCCTTCGTCAAAACCTTCTTCGATCAGCGTGTCGAGCGCCGTATCCGGTTCGTAGGTGTGCGTGAGAGCGTCCGTCCACTCCGTGAAGTAGGCCAGAAGCAGCGCGGTTCCAAAGCCCACGCGCGTTAGGGCGGGGCCGGAACCCGTGATAGCAATGGTAGCGAAATCTGAAAGACTCATGATCGGTTCCTTACGCGGGAGGTACGTACTCCGTATTGACGGTCTGAATGTCTTCTACTGGTTCGTCATCATACGAAACAGTCGTGTTGAACACAGCGACGAAAAAGGCCGCGGGGTACGCGCGATCTTCTTCCACTTCTTCGGAGGCTTCGATGTCCGAAAACTCTGAGATACCAATTCCGATATTACTCAAACGCTCGAGATTCGTAGGGAGTTCGAGACGCGATCGGATGTTCTCCGCGATCGGGAAAGCTAGACCGTTGTCCGTACCGTCATCCTGTTCCACTACGATCTTGATTGAGACAACACGGTTACCGAAAGACGATCGAGTAAAGCCGGACTTACCGTCGCCAATATCCGCAACGTGTTCCGTTCTGATTTCGTCGTGGCCGATCTTCATGCATCGGATCGGCTTGATCTTGACGAGAACACCGGCCGGGCTTGGGTGCCGGCCCGCCTGTTCTGCGCCGTCAACGGGTGCGTCGACTTCCGGCCCTTCGAGGTCGGGGCCGATACCCGCGATGTCTTCACACAGCGCCTTGAACCCGGTGAGGATTGAACCCAGCGTCACGACACAACCTCCGCTCCGATGCTGGCGCGGAACTGGCCCGAGTCGATACCCGGCACGCTGGAGCCCTTGCGCTTGATCGTGCTGTCTGCGTTCGCGGGCTGGAGAGCGCCGCTCGCAATGCGCGCCTGAATCTCCCCTTTGACCTTCAGGCCCACAAGGTTCAGCGCTTGCTCCGCGGTCATGCGACCGGAAGCTACTTGCTCCGCAGCGCGCTTGATCATTTCCTTGATCCGCGATTCGTTGTCCCGGACGTAGCCGGCGAGCCACTCACGGGGCGGAGCGTTCCACGTTCCGTTCTCCAGCCACTCCGCGACTTGACCCACGGTGACGACTTCGCCGCGCTCCGTCGCGTAAGTCTTCGAGGCTTCCGCTCCGAACACGCCCACGCGCAAACGCGGCTGCTTCTTGACTACCGAAGCCATGAGCTTTCGGTAACCCTTGTCACGAACTACCGTCGTCACAGCGCACCCCGGCCGGCACAGCACAGCGTCTCCAGACGACGGCGTTCCTTCAGGTAGACGGAGGTCGAATCCGAACCGGGCTGCGGCTTCAGACGCGTCTCCCGCCCACGGGGGGAGCTTTGCAGCTTGTGAGCGGCAAGGGCCCCGTGGGCTTGGTTCGTCTTCGTCCCGAACACCTCCGCGTCCGTCTCCGCTTCCGCGTCGTCAAGCGCGGCCTGGACCGTCGCATCCAAGCTCTGTGCGAACTCAGGGTAACGGACGCGGAACGCTGCGAGGTCGAGCATGGGAGGACACGGGGAGGGGCTTACGCTGCGGGCTGGGCTTGCGCCTCGATCAACTGGACGATCTGCGGGAGGTGCGTGGGCTCGATCTTCATGGGCCCGCGGCCGTCGTCGACCAGCACGGACACCAGCCCCTTCTTGAACTTTTTCTCCAAGCCGAACGGGAGGATCTCCAGGAGCTTCTTTCCGGTGATCTCCGTCATCGTTGGCTTGGCCGCTACGACGACGGGAACTCCGGTGTTCAGCTTGTTGGCCCAGAAACAGATCGTGTTCTGGCCCTTCACACCGTTCGGCCCCAGCGACGTCAGCGGCATTTCGTTCTGAATGTAAAACTTCATGGGTTGCTTTCCTGTTTCACGCTTCGGTTTTCACGCCTGAACTTCGATCACTCTTCTGCGTTCGCGATTACAGATCGCGATCCGCGTACGCGCACGCGAGCGGGATTCGGAAGGTGACGCCTCCCGTTCGTGCGTGACACGGAACGTGGAACGCAAGGTTCTTGGCTTGCGGCGGGAGTTGCTCGAACTCCTGGGAGATCACGAGATTCACCACCAGAGGTGACTTCTCGTAGCAAACCCAGCGTGGCCCCGTCCCCGCAGCATCGGCCAGATCGAGCTTATGCCATTGCTCGATCGAAGTGATGTAGGGGTTATTGGACAGGAACGCGGACATGATCGTCCGGCCGTAGTCGGCGCCCACGGGGCGAAGCAGAAAGCCGAACGACTCCGTGTCCAGGATCATCGTATTCGGCTTGTGCCGCGTCTTCGTGGTCGACACGATCGCGTTCGCAAACGCGGTCAAGTCCGCCAGCATCGAATCCGCAGACGTCGCGATCGTCCAGTTCCCGTTGGGGAGGTTGACGACCGGAACGGCTGCGGAGTTGAGGAACCCCGTCAACCCGTGTTGCGCGTTGCCGAAAGCCGCGATGTCGTCGATCGTGTATTCGATCGCCTGGCTCGCAGCCTGGATCCGCTTTTCGTCCAATCGACTCCGCGCGAACTGAATCGCTCGGATGTCCTGTAGCGAATAGTCGTAGCTCGCACCAACGGACTTGCAGACCGCAGGAACGCGCGTCACGAACGCAGCGACGGCCGGGAGATCGTCCGCGTAGTTCGCGATGATCTTCGCTAGACCCGTGGTGTCCCACTGATCGTAAGCGAAGGTCTCCGCGCCGTTTGGAACGGAGGTGTCCACGGGGATGAAGCGGCGCGCGTCTGCCGGCGCGTACTCCACGTCATAGGCTTGCGCCTGAACGTACTCCAGGGACTTCGCAATGAAGCCCGTTTCGTTTGCGTCCAAACGGGTGCCGTCCGGGTTGGTAACGCCCAACCCGGTGAGCAACATCGAAAGGAAAGGGATGTTCTGACGGAATCGCATTGTCTTGTTCTCCTAAAAGTCTTCGATAGCTGCGAGGGGTTACGCGGCTTCCGGACCCGTGGGGCCGGTAGCGCCTCCGGCTCCGGTCGGGCCAGTCGCGCCGGTCGGGCCGGTCGGGCCGGTACCAGCAGTCGGGCCCTGAATGTGGAACGAGATCAGTTTCAGGCCCGCGCCTGAAGTCGTCTCCTCCCACCGAGCTCCGGGGAGCGCGACGGCTTTCCCGCCGTCCGCGTCGTTCCGGCAGTTGCCGAGATCCATGTCTGCCGCGGACTCACCGGAGCCAGACAGATCCGTGGTAAAGCGCACGTACACCGCTTCACCTCGAACGGTGTCCGTTTCACCGTACACCACGAAGCCGGGGCTTCGCGTCGACACGGGGACGGAGTCTTGCGTGTCGTAGCCGTCTTCGAGCGCGGTCGACGGTTCGCGCGCGTCGTCACGTTCGACGAAGCCGCAAGCGTTGCCCGTCACGTCCCCCGAGGAATCGGGGCGTTCGATCTGATCGCCGGCTGCACCGAAGCACACCAGCCGGCCGAACTTGACCGGCTCGCCTGCGGACTTGCTGCAAGTGAACGAATCGAGGTGGCCGTAGTGCTGCATGCCGAGGCGGAGCCGCGTCGGAGCGTTTTCGTATGAAGTCTGTGCCATTTCTTGTGATCTCCTTCGAGCCTTCGGATCAGCGCCTTAGCGGGCGCCCGCCTGGGGTTTGGGTTTCCACATGTCCTGACGGCGCTGGATCATGTGGTCGCGCGCCGCGTCCGGGTCCGGATCGTTCGCGTCGAGCCGGAAGCCTTGCGCGTCCTTGCGCTCCGTGGGGGGACGCTCGAAACCACGCGCCTGGTGATCGCGCTCCGGGTTCGCATCGGAACGGGTGTGGAAGTCGAACGACGCTTCCAGGTAGGCGTCTACCTTGCCGTCCGCGCGGAACTCCGGATCACACTTCTTGATCACGGCCACGCGGATTTCGTTGTCCGTCATCGCCTTTCCGTCCGTGTGAACGAACTTGAACTCCGGGCCCAGCACGATCGCGGCCTTGCTCTCCAGCGCGGAGCGGGCTGCGGTCTGCGCCTGGATCTTCGACGGGGCCTCCGCGAGCTCCGATTTGAGGCGGGTATTTTCCGCGGTCAAACCGTCCGCGCGCGCCGTTGCCGCAGCGCCATCACTCCGGAGGCGAGCTAGCTCTGCGTCACGTGCCGCGTCGATCTTGCCTTGCTCCAGCAAGTGTTCCGCGGAACCGGCTTCGACTTCGATCACGGTTCCGTCCAAACGAGTGAGCTTGATTTTCATGTTCGTTTCCTTTTTCTCTTCGTCTCGTTTCGGCGGAAGCTGGTTCCCTGCGGAGTCGAGACGCATAGCGATCTCAGATCCTTGACGTCCCCAGTTTTCCGGACCGATCGAAATATGGTTGTATATGATGTTCCTTTGGATCGCGTCGTAGCGTTCGCCGGTATCCGTGATCCCGGGAACCATGTCGAGAATGCACTGATAGCCGCAAGAGATCTCAACCAAGATCCCGGACAACGCTTGCTCAATCGCGGGGCGATCAGAGATCACCAACTGGCCGACGATCTTACCGCCTTCTTTATCGCGCTGTGTGTCGAGCGTACCCCGTTGGTGTCCTACCGCGTACTCCCTCCAGTTCGCGGAGTTGATCAAGTCCGGCGGGTGAAGAACCGTAACGGGAGCGTCCAGAAGAGTATTGACGGAATCGATCTTCAGGACTTCTTCCGGCGGGCGCCACTCGCGACGGATCGAACCGTCGGAGTTCATGTATTCGAACACACCCGTTCGAGTGAACGCAGCGTCGACTACCAGCGCACCCGCTGAAGTTTGGGTGAAGCGATCGAATCTTTCAACCGCAAAGCGTTGAATCCGGTTCGACTCATGCGAACCGCCCGCGTCATCGAAACGCGAGACTTTGACGGACACGTTTTACTGTTCGATCTTCTCGGGGGCGGTATCGCCTGGACGTCGGCCCAGAACCCACGCGGGGAGTCCGCCGGCAACGATCAGCATGAAGTCGTGCATGGGCCCCGCTGGAACAAGCGTCAGCGCTGCGGCGCCAAGAACGCCTGCGGCGAGAGTCACCAACGATTTCACGATCGCTGCGGCTTTAGGGGACATGTCGCTACAGGGTATAGAAAGACCCGGGTCTGTCAAGCCCCAGGCTAACGGGTGTTCAGGAACACATAAGCCGCGATCGCTGCGAGCGCGACAATTACGCCACCCCAGGGCGGGAAGGTTTTCCACACCGACACCACGGCCCGGACGTGGACGGGGCCTTCAGACTTAGGAACCGTGGGCGCTGGCGTGGCCGTCGGGTTTGACAGAAGCGTCACGTTGACTTCGTGCCTGTCCGTTTTCTCTTCGTAGTCTTCGGAGTACGCGAGCAGATCTGTTGCTTCATTCGCGCGCTTGAGTCGTTCACTGGCCCTGTCCAGCGGATCGGGCGGGAGGTGGACGTCTTTCGAGATCCCCGAGCCGTTTCTCGACATGATCGATTCTCTGGTTCGCTGATTCATGATCTAGAGCCTCCCTCCCCGATAGTTGGTTGACCTTCATGCGCAGACCTTGGAGTTCCTCCAAGATATCCTGAAGCGCTCCTGTGATTTCACGTTGCCACGAAACAACCGCGGCTCTCGAAAACGGGCCCATGTTAGATGTCCTCCAGGAAGGGAACGATCGGGGTAGCGACACAGCGGCATTGAATGTCTTCGCCGGGGTTGTTGAATCCGTTCCCGGTGTCGGGCGGATCGTCGTAGCGAAACGTCTGCCCGTCAAGCGCAGCGTGCTCCGCTCTCACGCGCTCGTCACGGGACGTAACCCAAACGTAGGAGTCTATCCCCGCGGCCTTCTGCGTTGCCTGGTTCGTCGCGGCGTAGAACTTCAGCGTCTGATCTCGAGCGATCAACTGGATCCGAGACTCGCCAGCGTTCAGGATCTTTCCGACCTCAGGAGCCAGTTCCTCCGCGCGCGCGCCCGCGGCCGTGCTCCTGCGGAGAAGCTCTGTCAGTTGTGCGATCTGTTCGTCCCCGAGTCCTTTGATCAGGCGCACGTTCCGATCCGTGAACTGATCGATCATCGTATTCTTGCCGGGGGTGGGGACCCGAATCCGGACAATGTTCCTCATGTAGGCTTCGGACTTGTCCGCGATCGATTCGCCCACGGATGCGATGAAACGATCTAGCCGCGCGTCGTCGAACAAGGTTCCGAAAGTCGCCTCGAACAGGCGCGCGTCTTGCCGCTGCGAATCGTGACGTAGCCCGAGCTCCGCCCGGACCTTGCCTTCCCACATGGCCCAGAAAGCTAGGAGGCGCTTAGCGTAGCGCGCGCGTTCCTTGCGCGGCTCCTTCGGGGCGAGCGCGCGCGCTGCGGCCCTGTCCGGCCGCTTCCGTCCTAGCTTGCGAAAGAGCGCGCTCGTCATGCCTCGGGATCTTCGTCGTCTTCGTCTTCTTCGGTGTCGTCGTCTTCACCTTCCGGGGGCTTCTCGCCTGGAGGTGGGGGAGGTTGCGGGGGCTCGCCTCCCGGAGGCGGGGGTGTAGCCGGCGCTCCCGCTGGCGTAAGCTTGGGAGGTACAGGCTCCGCAGCGGGATCGAGTGGGTCTGTTTCGAACATCAACCCGAAGGCGTAGATCGTCATTTCGCCTTCTTCCGCAACCGGCCACGGCCCGAGGCCCGCGGAGGCGCGGCCCTCGTTCACCTTCGTGATCTTCTCGTAAGCCGTCGGGGTGAGTGGAACCGGCTGCTTCACACCTTCGCCGGATAGAGCCTTCTTCTCCGCAGCGATGATCGCTTCGCGCAACTGGAGATCGATCTGAATGAAAGGATTCTCCCCGCCGTACAGCGAAAGCGCAGCTTCTTCCGGAAGCACGATCTCCTTATCGATGGCGATCGCTGCGGTGTCGTGTTCGAGCTTCCGGATCTCCGCTGCTTCTTTCGCGGTCGGTTCCCAGAGGTCGGGCCACTTGATCGAAACTTCTTCGCCGGCCTGCAAGGGGTACGGACATTCCGGGTCCGACAAGAGACGGCGAACGATCTCCTTCAGCCGAGGCTCGCAGACTTGCGTGCGCTCGCTTCGCACCTTCGAGAGCCACGCGCGGATCGTCGGGTCCCCTGTCGCGTTCAGGCCGCTGGGGCTTTCACCCATGAAGATCATGAGGGGGATGTCCGCCTCACCCGCCAAACGTTTCAACGCTTGCTGATCGAGTTCCGCTAGGCCGCTGAACGTCGTGGACTGTCGTTCGAAGGACTCCCCGTCCGCGTCCAGGATCATCGCGCGCGCTACGCTGCGGACGAGATCCATTGCTGCGATTCGTGTTTTGAGTGCTTCGCCTTCCTTACCAGCGAGCATTTCCCAGAACCGTTTAATCTTGAACACGGCTTGGTTCGCGTCGTTAACCAGGAGTTCGATCGCCTTCCACACATTGCCGTTCGCGCGGAGTGCTTCGTACGGTTGCTGTAGAAAAGAGTAGTCCCACGTGTTCAAACTGATCTTTGCCTGCCGCTCCGTGAGTGCTCCGGGCCAGCGAACCAGCCGGCTCTCGTGAATCTCTCCTAGGAGTGACTGCCGGCCTTCGACCGCGAAAAGGTGATAGGTCTCGACTTGCCCCGCCTTCGGACCCTGGGCGTAGAAGCGGAACGGTACCAAGAACCGCCGATCAATGTCTTTGATGAAAGCGATCTTCTTGCTCGACTCCTGAAGGGGTGTCATCGAAGCAGACGAATCAAGGTAGCCGAACCAATCGACGCAACCTCCAAACAGGCGAGCCCAGATCCACGTCTGGAGGATCGTCGGTGTTACGTTCCACCGTTGCTCCAGCCACTTGACGCGCAAGGTTGCGCGCTCGCGATCCTTATCTTCCAACATGAAGCCTTCTCGCAAAGCCTCCCGTGGAAGCGCGTTCACTACGCGGGCCGCGAACGCTGATCCCTGAAAGAGCGCCGCGAGCTCCGGATCCGCTATGGGGTTTACCGTCCCGAAGAATCCGCGCGTCGTCTTGTCGCTAGTGGTACCGAACCCGTTCGCGAGGTTGATCCAACTGTCGAGCCGAACGTTTTCCAGAACTCTCGCGATCGCGGTCATTGAATCACCTTACCGTGTAGTGCGTGTTGAACGAGCTAATTTGGAGTCCCTTGTTTTCAAGGTCCTTCTTGACAGCCGCCATCAACGACGCGAAATCCGACACGCTATTTTCACCTAGCCATAGCACCCCCTGTGAAGTCGTGTCCACGTCATCGTCGTTTCGCGCCTTCGGGTAGTGCTTCAGGTTCTGCTCCTTCCGGCCTAGCCAGGGCGCGTCCGCTAGGTGATACACGGAATGTGCTGCATAGAAAGTGTTCGCGGCTTGTGCGCGCGCGGGCTTACTCGTTTTAGGATCGAGCGCGATCACGTTCGGGAGTCTTCTCCGTAGTGCAGCGATCACCGAAGGCCCGTTCGCTTTATCCTCTACGAGTATCGAAGTCGTCTTCCAGATCGACAGAACAAGTAGCGCCTGGTTAATAGTACCGTCTAGGTCTAGACGCTCGAGAACTGAATCATAACAGAGGATCTTCGCGCCCTTCCGTCCCCAGACTTCGAGCGCTACATAGTCGGCCGTTGCTATGTCTTTGAAGCTGCAATCAATCGACAGGCAAGAGACGTCCAGATCTTCGAACGGGAACTCATTCAGGGTGAAGTGTCTGAAGTTGTCGTCTTTGAAGATCAAGCCGCCCGCGGGTGCCGGGTTCTGATCCAGCTGTGCAGCGGCCACGGCTTCCCCCAGGTCGCGCTTTACCATTTCGTCGACCGTCTTCTGATCGTAGCGCGACGGGTGCAAGAGTTCGCCGGGGAGCGTGCGTCGGTCCCCGCCTAGCGGGGTGTCACAGTGCCGCGCCGGATCGTATCTCATGGGTAGACACAAGTGGACGTAGCCGTCCCGAATACATTGATCGGACAGATCCATTTCGTGGATCCGTTGCATCACCCCCACGCTGGAGAAGTTCCCGGGGTCAACGCGGCGCGTACCCATTGTGTTCTTCCACCAATGGTTCGTTGACTCCAGCACAGCGCTTACCGCTTTGCCCGTCCCGAGAGCATCGGCCGGCTTGTTCGGATCGTCGAACACGCGTCTGTGTGCGTGGCGACCGGTCCCCTTACCTCCGACGGAGGTACTGAAGCGGAAGCCTCCGAAGCGGTTCGTGTAGTCCCCCATAGCGAACTGAGATTGGCCCTCGGGGAACAGGTGCCCCCATCGCGCGACATACCACGGGGAGGTGACTAGGTTGAACATTGCCTCCGCGTGCTTCAGGGCTAGCGAGCCGTCGAAGCTCGCGTAAATGAATCGCGTCTCCGGCTTGATCGTCCACTCCCACGCGGGCCAGGCGATGCTAACGATCGTGGATTTCGAAGTGCCGGGAGGTACGTTGATCAGAAGGTTTTTAATAATACCGTAGGTAACCGCCTCACAGTGGTTACACACTTCTTCAGCGTGCCAGTTATCGACATAAGGAACTGTCTCGATAACATGCCAAGCCTTCCGAAAGAAGGCGTAGAACCCGCCGCGCTTAATGATCTCTACATCAAGCGCGGCTTGATCCTGTTCTGGGAACGCGACGGACATCACTCCCGGAGTAGTGCATGCCAAGTAGCGGGCCCGCAGACACCGTCCACGGCGAGTTGATGCCCGGCCTGAAAGCGAGCTACCGCGCTCTCCGTAACGGGGCCAAACTTGCCGTCGGGGACGATGTCCACCAGCACGTTACTCACGGTGTCGTCGACACCTCTCACCTGACGAATCCCGCGCGCGCCGCGCTCGAATAGACATTTCTGAAGGTAGCCTACCCACTCTCCGGAGTCTCCCACGCGCAAGGTGGGTTCCGGCTCCGGCGGGCCGGTGTCGGGGCCCTTCGTGTCTGCCACTTCTTCGACGTCCGCGGGTTGCGCGTCGATCCAGTCCTTGATCGAGTAGAAGGCGTAGACGCTCCGCAGCGGGCGGCCCTTGTGTTCCAGGATCGTCTTCTCCCCCTTGCGCGGCGGGTGGCTTCCCTGGTTCCCGTCGATCGAGTCGAACGTTGACGCCTTCTCGTCAACGGCCGTCACGATGCAGTGATGCCAGTTCTTTTGGAAAACCGCGATGTCTCCGGGCTTCGGGGTGCGGACCTTGTCCAGCTTCGCTTCTTCGCAGAAGCCTCCGCCCAGTCTCCACTTGCGAGTGATCCACGTCATGACGCGGCGGAGCATGGCAAGCGCCATGATCCCGCACCAATGTTTCCCGTCCGTCGGACCTAGCCCGACCTCCCGACGGTAACCCTCTACACATTCGGGGCCGGCTTTGCCTCCCGTTGCAGCGAGCTCCGCGCGGGCTTCGTCGACGATTGCCTGTCTGATCTGTTCTTCACTTAGCATTTTCGATCCTTCCTTTCGCCCAATAATAGGTACGTTCCCTGCTATTCAGAGTTGCCCACTGTGTTCCGCAACGCCTCCCGGCGTAGCCCGTGAACACGTCGCGCGGTCGACTGCCACACTGATACGATCGCGAAAGCATGAAGGAGGCGTGAAACGCGCCGTTCTCCAGGGCGCTACGCTCCGGCCCCGTTACCACACCTTCGAACGTCTCTAGTTGCCAGTAGCCGTTCCCGGCGCGACGTTGCTTCCGCACCTGGACGAACCAACAGAACCGGCTTTCCCAGTAGCCGATCGCTATCAACTCCGCGGCGCGTTGCTCAGGGCGCTTCGCTTGCGCCGACACGTCAGCGATTACGCGCGCGACGTCTTCTAGCTGTTCCCGCTTCCCCGCCCAGGCGCGCTCTTGGTAGCACACCGGCAACGCCAGGAGCGTCGCTAGAACGGCTTCGAACATTAGAGATCGGTATCAAGGATATTCGCGAAACAGTAAACGATCACAATCGCTATACACGTAACCGTGATTACTTCGTGCAAGTGAACGCCCCAGAACAGAACGCGGTGTAAGCCTGTTCCGTAGTGCACGACACTAAATCCCCTTCGTCTTCGAGACAGGCGTAGAGTCCCGTCCGTGAACAGGCGAGAGCCGCAGGGGGGAGAACCAGGAACGCACGTCGACTAAACTCCGCCGCGAGCTTTGGCCATGAGCCGATCGAACTCTGCGAGTTCCGTATCCGTGAAGTCTTTGAAGTCAAGCTGACTTCCTTGGATCTCCGTCGGGAGGTTCGCCGCGAGCCGGTCCAGGTGCGCGCTTTCCTTCACCAGCCGAGCGACGTCGCGCGCGTTCAGCACTGGTGACGCGCTCGCCTGGCTCTCCCCGACTAGCTTCACTAGCTCGGTTTCGGCAACGGCCAACATGAGACGGGTTAGCTCCGCGTGGCGCTCCGCAACTTGCTGAGCTGTGCGCCTGTGAGCGGCTTCGGTTTCGTCGACAATGATCTGTTGGCAGTGTCGGTCCCACGCGAGCGCGCGATCCCTCCACAGTGCGTGGTTCGCCCATTCGCGTACCGTCCCCGCAGCGCGCCGGGTGATCGTCGAAACGTCGATCAGTTTGCGCGGGGGAGGTAGCGCGAGGAACGTACGGAACGCGGCCCAACTATCCGGCGAATCGATCCCGGGTTGGAAGTCCCACGGTTCGATCGTTTGGTGCTGGGCCTGTCCGTTCGATGCAGCGCCGTTCGGCAGCATCGCTTCAGCCTACGACTACTTGGCCTTCTTCGCAAAGTCCGCCGGCTTGGGCTCCGCCTTGCCTGCGGCGCGCGCGACGGCGCAAGCCGTGGCGAACCTTCGGAACTGAGCGGGGGTGAGACCCATTGCAGCCGCAGCCGCGCCGGTCGCGGAGCGCGGGCCCTTCGCAGGCATGGGCGCATCCGGACGCTTCTTGCCGCTCGACTTCTCCGCAGCCGTCAGCGCTGCTTCCCCGAGGAACGAAGACAACGTCCCCTCGCCTCGGGAGTCGTTGATGAAATCCCAGTGCTTCGCGTGGAGACGAACGACACCTACGGAGAACTCGCTTTTCGATTTGGCCATGTTGCTTTTCCTTTCCCTATCTCGGGTAAGGGAGAAGCTACAGGAGCGATCCCGGTTCGTCAAACCGTCAAAGAAGGCCCCCCGAAAAACAGGGGATTACGCGATTCTGCGGCCGGCTGGAAGACGACCATAGCCGCCAATCCGTCGCCTGTTTTGGGTTGACCTCCGCCTCCGAAAGTGAACTCGATAACGGGTGCGGGGTTCGCGCCTGCATCAACGTTCGAGCTCCCTAGGATCGTGTGTACTTCGTCACCCGTATACGTGTGGTGACTGACGAACCCGGAGGGGATCCCGGTGTCGTGCCACTGGTCGAAGTCCCACGCGACTTCACCGACGGCTACACGTGATCCGTTTCGACCAACGGCAACAGAAGGCAAAGTAAGCTCCGTTGCCGAATCCGTGTTAGCTGAACTGAAACCGGCTACAGCGTCAGCAACGCTTACGTTAGACGCTCCGCGAACGTAGAAACATTGCGGCTTCATGTCTCCGACGCTTCCGCCTGGAGTGATCGCTACGTCCGCGGGTTCACCCGCTGCGTTCGTCACGATCTTAGCGAGCCACGTTCCGGAAAGCCTGTCGCCTCCCGAAGCGCCCGCGAAGCCGCTGATCACTGTGAAGCCGCTAGCCGTCGCGGGTGTCGTTGTCGCGTCGTAGAAACCCGCGACCCAGATCACCCATAGATCCCCGTCCGCGAGCCCCGTTGGTTTGGGCGCGTTCGCTCCGTAGCCGGCTTGTACTTGTCCGCCGAATGTAACGGCCACGTGTTAACCCCTCCGGGTGACTACGTCCGCGCCCGCTTCGCGCGGCTGCTTCGCCACCTCCGCGCGCGCTGCGTTGATCGCTGCGGTCTTGTTCTGAGCTCCGGCCACGTCGGTAATAAGCTGGCTCACCTGTTCGAGCTCCGGAGCGGAATAGCCCTGAAGCTGTTTCGCCAGCGCCTCCACACGCGCGGCAGAAGCCTCCGGACTGTCGACGGCCCCCAACTCGATCACCTTTTTGATCTCGGCCAACGGGTTAGCCATGTTTCCTCAGTTGTTGAACGGGGCCCAAGTCGCGCTTAGGTTCGTGCCGTCGTAGCGGAATGTGATGATATACCAATCAACGGAGGCAACGCCTCCAGTGAACGGAGCGCTATTGCCCCAGTAGATCGTATTGGAGAAGCCTACGGTAAACGTTCCTCCGAACGTCAAACGTAGATCGAATTGGCCGGGTGTCGGGGTGATCGTAAGCGTGGTGTTCTGATCTACGTTCGCCTTCCGGAGCTTCGTCCCCGTGGTGTAGTCGAAAGTCTCCGTCGCGCCTGTGTCCCCGATGTCCGTTTCTGTGACGGAGGGGCCGGGCCCCGTCGCGCCTGTGGGGCCGGTCGGCCCTGTCGCACCTGTCGCGCCTGTGGGGCCCGTGGGGCCAGTGACGCCCACACCTCCAGTCGGGCCTGTGGGGCCCGTGGGTCCGTCCGCGCCGTCTAGTCCGGGGTCCCCTTCTGCGCCCACACCTCCGGTCGGTCCCGTGGGTCCTGTCGCGCCGGCTGCGCCTCCCGCGCCGGCTGCGCCTGTCGGGCCGGTGGGGCCCGTGGGTCCGTCTTCACCTGGAGCCGGATCGATGAATTGAACGAACTCTAGCGGATCGATACTGGTTAGCATCCAATACGTTCCGTCGTCGGTTTGCTTGATCACCTTTCCGAGGTCGGACGCTTCGTCGTATGCATAGCCCAGACGTTCCGCTTCGTCAGCGAAGACGAAAGCGATCACGGTATGGATCCCGTCTTCGGTTACTTGATCTTTATGCGCGGGGCGATCGGCCATTTGATTACCTCAGAAGTCCAGGAGCGTGGGCGTTGCGGGGTTGCCCGCAGCGCCGACTAGGTTGGGCGGATTCGTGGCCGTCACGGGGACAACGGCTGTAGGCGGGTTCGCCCATCGCGACAGAACGTAATCCCCTGTCGAAAGATTCTGAACGAAACACTGGCCGCTCTCGCCTCCGCCTGCCCCCGAACCGCCCGCGGCTTTGCTTTGGTTGAGAGGTGTCGTTCCTTGCGCTGCGTCTCCGCCGGCTCCGCCGTCTCCGCCGGAAATGTCGATCAGGCCTTCGACGGGTCCGCCGATACGTTTACCGATGTAGCCGTAAACACTCCCCGCTCCCGCGCCGCTACCTCCGCTACCTCCGCCCGAAAGGAGTGTCGACGTGTCCCCCGCAGTAGCGTCGGAGCCGTCTCCTCCGTCTCCTCCAGGTGCGCCTAGAGCTCCGGGCTGAGTTGTTTCGTCTGTCTCGTATTCCGCGAACGCGAACCACAGGCCGCGCCCGCCTCCGCCTCCGCCTCCGCCCGCGCCACTACGCCAATGTCCGAAGGCTCCGGAGTTGTCGCCCCATTGGCCGCTACCGCCACCACGGCCGCCAGCGCCTCCGCGTAGCTTCTCGGGCGAGTTCGAAGCGCCCACGTAGGCGAGCAAATCGATCGTGACGATCTCTCGCATTTCGTGTTGAATCGTAACCTTACCTCCCGCGCCTCCGGATCCGCCGTTGCCGTTGTAACCCTGTCCGCCTTGTGAACCAGTGCCGGAGTCCCCCGCGTCTCCGCCCCAGCCGTTCGGAACGTCGGTGACAGCGGAGGAACTTGTAGCCGAGTCAGAGCTAACGCCGTTCGCGCCTGCGGTTCCCGCTCCGCCTCCGGAGCTAGTAGCCAGCACGGTTCCGCCTGGAGGTGTCGCGCCTGCCGTGCCTCCCGTGCTGCTAGTACCTCCGGTCGCGTCTCCGCCGTGGCTTGGCTTCGACCAGATCTTCGCTGCACCGAAACTCTTGACGCGACCGGAGCAGTAGATATGAAAATCCGCGGTGTCGATCTCCGCGTCTCCGCTCAGTTCGATCGCGGAGAAGTAGGTATCTTCCGTCAGCGTGAGAACGCCTGTGCTGGCGGTGTAGGGGCCGTAGCTCCCCGAGCCGAACAGACCGAAGGCGAGCCCCAAACCTTGAGGGCCTGTCGGTCCGTCTGCTCCAGCTTCGCCGTCTGCGCCGTCTGCGCCTACCCCGCCCCGGGGGCCTGTCGGTCCTGTGGGCCCACTCTGTGAGCTTCCGATGTAACCGCCTCGGGGTGTCTTTCCGTAGACTTTGCGCTGTGCCACGAATCGAGCTTACAGGGACTCAGTCAACTGGACAATCGAAGCCGGGTATTTGACGACTCTTGCCTGTCTGTCTTCGTACCCGAAAGCGATCTCAACCTCTCCAGTGTCTGTGAATCTCAGACCCGAAGCATATTCGATTCCGTGGTGTGAGAACGCGAACGGCTTCGAGTAGCGTTCCGGGATCATTCGCTGTTTACTGATCCACACCCATCGGTGCATATAAACGTTTTTATCGGTCCTTCTGCCCACGTCATGCGCGAGCATTAGATACCCCGGCTGATCTCCAAACTGACGCTCTATAGCGATCGTGGAGTTTCTCCACAGGCCGTCTGCTAGGGGTGTAGCCTTCCTAGTTATCTTGGAGACGCTCCCGTCTTCAAACACGGTGATCACAATGAACGGATTTAGCGAATAGAGGATCTCAATTCGTCCGTGAGCTTCCGAAAGGATTACCCAGTTCTTTTCTACTTCGCGCGCGAAGGGTACTTCTTTCAGCGTAACGACGTCGGCCAAGCTACCGAACAGGTGTCCTAGTACTACCTGAGGATTCCCCTTCGCTCCAGGTACCTCGCAGCAAGTGGCCGTGAAGTAGTTGCCGTAGAAGCGCACGTCTTCCAGGCCCCTGATTTCGTGATCTGTCTCTGCTCCTTTGAGACGGTAACTCCACTCACGGACTGTTCCGTCATCGCCTACGATGACGTTCCGTGTTCGTATCTTCTTGTCCTTATCCTTAGAACTGTAGACGCGCCCGTTCTTCTGTTCGTAGTTCACCAGGCGCACATTCAATCCACCCGGAGCCCAACTCGGATTACAAGCGGACCATATGTCGTCTACTTGCTCCGGGATGATCGCGCGCTGTGTGCCTCCTAGGATAGGGAGATACCAACTCGCTTTCTCGAGCGCTGCGGCCTTATTCGATCCTTCTGCTCGAAGTATCTTTTCAGACGCTTCTAGGCCGTGTTCTATACGCTTCTCCGTCGCGAGCTCCGCAACGTGATAAGCGCTACCTACGATCACTTCAGCGGCGCCGAACTCGTAGATCTTCCGTTCCACGAAAAGGCCTGCGGGTGTGGGAACGTTGTCGAAGAAGTTCGCGAGTTCGAACGCGGCGCGGAAGTAGTTCTGGTTACGGTACGCGGTAGCAATGTGGTACAGCGGTTCGATTCGGTCGGGCTTGCGTGCCCAGCAATCGAGCAGACAGCCGATCGCCTCGTTCCACCTCCCCGTTCGTAGGAGGCACTTGCCGGCCCGGTAGCGTGACATCCAGACTTCGTCAGCGTAGCCGCCCATTGATACGCGCCGGATGTACAGTTCGATCGCTTCGTCCAGGCGTGCCGCGTGCTCCGGTAGCGTGCTCATGTTGTCGAGCGTTTGCGCTAGATAGAAAACGGTTCGTTCGTCGCGCGGATTGTCCTTCAGATCCATCCGTAGCAGGGCTTCGTCGCGCGCGTACTTCTCCGCTCGGTTCGCGCCGTCGCAATGGTCTTTGATCCAGAAGGTGTCCGCGGGGAGGTGTTCCACCTTGCCGCACGTCTGCCAAACTTCGTGCGTGCGCCCAGGGCAATCTCGAGCGGGGCGGAGGTCGACTAGTCGAATGTTCTCGTAGCCCAACCCCGAATCACGCTGCGTTACCATGTAGGCGTCCACGTCCGCAGCGAGCTCCGGAATC